TCCACAAATCTCAGCATAGATTTTGTGGTTTCTGACTTTAGCATGTTTCTCACTTTCTAAAACTAAACATCCCACTCCCTCCGCAACTAACATTCCATCTCTATTCTCATCAAATGGTCTGCAATATTCACTGGCAATAGCATTTAATCGTGAAAAGCCATAATATGCAATTGTTGAAAAGGAATCCACGCCGCAAACAATAATCATATCAGCTAGTCCGTTCCTAATAGCTTCAAAACCCGATATTAAGGCGTAATTTCCTCCAGAACATGCATTGCAAAATAAGCATGTTTCTACATCTTCAATTTTCAACGCCTTTAGTGCATCTCCCACCAAATTATTTAGCTGATTTTGTCTTAATAAAGCACTGGAATTTTCTACTCCAAAAAAAGTATTCTTTAAAGTATAATCAATAGTCGTTTCACCCATAGTTGTTCCTACAAGAATACGATCGATTTCGCTCAAGGACAAATTGGAATCAGCAATCGCTTCATGAAGACCAGCTATCAACAGCTAACAGCTTCTCCCTAGCTCAGGATAAGAACTTTTAAATTTTTTTATCTGTCCTCCTTGAGTAGCATTTAGAATCTCTATACCCTCTTTTTCAATTTTACTTGTACCAACTTTTCCATCTAAACAATTTCTCCAAAATTCTAATACATTCTCGCCAATAGAAGAAACTACACCTAAACCTGTAACTACAACTTTATTTTTTTCCATCTACTTTTTCCTTCACGAAGTTAAAAATGTCTCCAACGGTAACAAAATCTGCCAAATCTGTTTCTGATATCTGGATGCCAAATTCTCTCTCTAATTCAGCAAACAATGCGGCACGATTAGAGAAAGATTTGGTGCGTGTAAAAAACCGTCTTCAAGAAATTTACTCTTTGCAGTCGCAGGGTATGAAAAACGGTTTTGATACGGGAATGCTGTTATCGGGTGGAAATTCATTACGAGGTGTTCAGCAACGTATACAAAAGATGTTATCTGATTCAAGTAAGCTAAATGATTTATCTACTTATAAGAAGTTAATTTCAGATATAGATCTTGCACTAACAAAGGCAACAGGAAAAATTCAAGAATACAATAGAGCAAGGCATAAATCTGTACAAGCTGAAAAAGAAGTGGCAGCGGCTGCAAAAAAGACACAAGCAGCTGTAATGGAACAGGCTTCTGCTGCAAGAAGTTTAGCTTCTGCTTACCGTCAAGCACATGATGCCACAAGTAAGACTTCTAGTGTTATTAGCGATATAAAGAGCCTGTTATTGCAGGGTGGTATCATTTATGGCGCACAGCAGTTTGCCAACTCTATTATTCAGACTGGTGGTGAAATAGAAAAGCAACACATTGCGTTGCAATCTATACTCGGAGATTTGCAAAACGCTAATGAGTTGTTTGGTCAGATTAAGAATCTCGCTCTTGAATCTCCATTCACCTTCTCTGAATTAAATCGAGATGTTAAGCAGTTGGCGGCATTTGGTGTAGAGACAGACCAGCTCTATGATAAAACCAAACGTATTGCGGATATTTCAGCGGGTCTTGGCGTATCATTTGAGAGATTAGGTCTTGCATACGGACAGATTAAGTCAAGAAGCTGGCTTGACGGAAAGGAATTGCGTCAGTTAGCATACGCGGGTCTTCCTATGCTTCAAAAACTTGCCGACATGTACACTCGTGAAAGGGGAAAAGCCTTTACAACGAGAGACGTACGTACAATGATTTCTAAAAGAGAGGTCTCATTCGAGGATGTTGATAAAATTTTCGACGAACTGACAAATAAGGGAGGGCAGTTTTATCAGATGCAGAACACTCTTTCTGATACCTTGCTTGGTCGATACCTAAAATTAAAAGACGCATGGGAGATTATGCTTAGTGGGTTTGCTCGTGGTGATAGTGTTGTGGGCGGAACTATGAAGCATATTCTTAATTCTGTGACAGCTCTTGTACAAGGCTTTGACAAGTTAGGGCCAGTGATACTTGCTGCGTTTAGTGGTGTTGCTCTTAAAAAGGTTGGTTTTGCAATTGGTGGAGATACCGCTGCAAGTATTTTGCAGGCAAAAGGGGTATTGGCTGCTAAGTATCAAGAAAAAGCTCTTTCCGGGCAACTTGAAGCTACGGAGAGAAGAATACTTGCTACTAAACACCTTATAACAACAGAAGACTTAAAGGCTCTGGCTGCAAGTGGTGCTATCACTAACAAAGAGGCTCAACGTTTATTGCTTTCCAATAAGATAACAGCTTCGCAATATGCTCAGTTAGGTGTGCTTACAGGCTCATCTGTTAAGATAAACGCCATGACTGTGCGAATGAGAGCGTTGAATATGGCCGTTGCAAACGGAAGCGCATCTGCTTGGCAATCCTTCGCTTTGAGAGGTCTTGCCGCAACCAACATGGTTGCTGGCGGAATAAAGTCAATAGGAGTTTCTTTGTGGTCGGCAATTGGAGGATTACCTGGTCTTATCCTTACTGGTGTCACCATGGGGCTTGTTCATTTATGGCAAAAAAGTGAAGAGTTAAAGCAGGCTCAAAAGCAGGCTATGGATGAGCTTACCGATAGAGCTAAGCAATTAAAAGAGTTTCTTGCAGATAATGATATAAAGAAGGCTATCGGCAATGGAGGTCAAGATCTAATTAATTCTATTGACACATATAAAGAGAAATTAAAGGAACTCGCTCCTTATAATTATGAAGCGTATGTGATGCAAATGGAGGAAAAGGCATCACACGAAGAACGTTTGAAGTATCTGCGCAAAGAGCTTGAGCTACTTAAAGAGGCGAATACAGTATCTACAAGAAAATCTGATAAGTTTATTGATAATTTTGGTGGAAGATTTGAAGATATTGGTGATAATATAAAGGGGTTGCAACAATCTGTCGACGATTCTGGTAAAAACCAAACGGCTAAACAGATGTTTAAAGAATATCGTCGTAGCATAGACTCTACAATCAAGGATATAGCTGAGGATATTCTCAAAGAGTTTCCTGACATCGCAACCAATCCAAAGACTCAAGAGGCGTTCAAACAGCTTAGGGCCAACTTGTATTCTGCAAAAAATTTCACACCCGACCAACAGATGTATATTGACATAAAGTTGGACGAGTTACTTCATATTAAAGATGATAGTCGTTTCAAAACAATGGTGCAAGATAAACTCTTGTCTGTTGTAAACGAATCTAAGATTATCCTCTCAAAAGGTGTCGAGGAGACTGGGGCTATGCTTGTAGAAAAAATAAAGTATGGGCAGAAACTTACAGATGCTGAGAAGAAGAAACTTGACGAATTATTACATACGGCTATTTCTAAACTAAAAGCAGATTTTCCTGAATATGCAAGCTATCTCCAGACCCTACTCAATAATGCTAATTTTGTTGCAAGTGTTAAGCTGGATTTCGTTGGAGAAAAACCGACGGGGCTTCAAAAACAGATATATAATAACTTTCCGTTAATCTCAAACCCAAATGTACGAAACCTTGGTACAAGTTGGATGGGGGAAAATCAATCTATTGACGAGGCTGTCAACAAAGGCAAACAAGAAATTAATAAACGTCTTAACGAATTTTTGTCAAGAAAAAACGCCTTTGTCAAAGGGAAAATTACCAAAGACGAATTAAATAAGTCAGAAATTGATTATAATGACTCTGTTTCGGCATTGCAGTTAGGCTATGGAGTAACTTACAAAGGAGAGAACACTGGTCTTAACAAGAAGTTTCAACAGCAACAAGAGAAAGCAAAAAGAACCGCAGAGAAGGCTAAACGCGATGCTGAGCGTGCTGCCGAAAAGGCAAGGCGAGAGGAGGAGCGTCGTCAGCGTGAAATCCTCCGTACATGGCAGAGTCGCAAGAGACTGCTTGAAGAGTACTACGAAACATGGGATAGATGGCGTACCATTGAGGGAAAAGAGGATGCAAAAACACGTCTTCGCAACGATAAGCGTTTCAGCAGCATAAATAAGATTTACACTGACCCTGAAAATTTGTCAGGAAACTTATCAAAACTCGTTAAGGGTTATGAAAAACTTGCCAAGACGGAAGATCAGCGTAATTTCCTTGCAGAAACACGCACAGAAGCCGCAAAAAAAGAAGCAGACCTCGAATTTAGGAACGCAGAAAGACAAGCAAAAGCACTTAGTGAACAACTTGATTTATTATCAAAGCAATATGACATTTATCAGAAGCTTTCAAAGTTTACAACAAGTGCCGCTGCTGCTGAGTACGCTTTTGGCTCATATAACGTAAATCGTGCTGGGAAGGGAAGCTATTATGGTTATCTGCGTGATACATTAAATAGCTTGCAGGGCAAGAAGGTTACTCCAAAAGCGTTTGTCGACAACAGTATGCCAGATAGTGACAAAGACAAAAGAGAGCTTGGAAATGTCCTTGTAACAGCAAGCACAAAGCGAGTTGACTTCGGCCCTGACGGTCTGGAGGGGGTACTGGCTATGACCGACGCAGAGATTGAGGAAAAGTTTGGAAAAGAAAGACTCTTGGTCAAAACTATTCTTGATTACAAGAAAGAGCGAACTGCTCTTGATACCGAAATCGCTGAAGACTTGTCCAAAGGTTATGAGTTCGAGGATGATTATGCTGTTCAGATTGAGTTTAATAACAGGAGACTTGATGAACAAATTGAACGTCTGCGAGAGCGAAACAAATTATCAAGCGATAATCCTCAGCACATTAGTGACGATACTCTTTCTGAAACAGAATTAAATCTCCGCAAAAAGACAATTCGTGAGAATAACGACCTTTCCTTTAAGCAAATGCAGAAGGAAACAGGTTGGAAGGTTGCTCTTGGAAATCTTGGTGCGATGTCAAGTGGTGTTATCGAGCGTATCAGAAAAGAAATCGAAACAAGGCTTGATATTGGGAATATCTCTGATGACGAGCGAGGGCAACTTAATGACGCTCTTCAGAAGCTGAATGAGCAATTTGAGAAGAGCGACCCATTCTCTTCGATTGTAAAAGGCTATGATATTATTAAGGCTATCGAGGCTATTCGCAATGGTGGTAAGGATAAAAATGGACAGTACACTGTTGACGCTCAAAAAGCACGTTCGATTGGGTTAAAGGTAAGCAAGGATAATAAATATTCAGACGCAGAACTTGACGAGGCGCATGCAAATGTATTTAGAGGCTTCGATACGTCAATTAAGGCTATTGCTGATGGTTTCCAGTCCTTACAAACAGTACTGCAACCAGTAGTTGATTTATTTGAGGCTCTCGGCAACAAAGGGATTGGAGAAGGTGCTGAAATAGCAGGTAAAGCATTTAACAGTGCTTCAAATGTTGCTGGAGGTCTTAACAACATAAGACAGTTAGCAGGCCCTAATTCTCCTATTGGCGAAGCTATCGGTGCAGCTGGGCCTTACGCAGCGATAGCTGCTGGTGCGATAAGCGTATTTACGTCATTGTGGAGTAAAAAGACTTCGTCACAGAAAGCCTACGAGAAACAGGCGGAATATCTAAAGAATATTCAAGCGGCTACCAAGGAGATTAATAGTAACTTGAAAGAAAAGGTTTCTTCTGCTTATGGTTCACAATCTCAGGTGTATGGAGATAAGGTTAAAAAGAATCTTCAGACGGAGGCGCAAGAGTTAAGACGCACATATTATCTTTGGACTGAGGCGAAAGAACATCGAGGAGGACATAGAAATAGGGTTAGAGTAAGTGATTTTGCAAAAAATCTTAACGAGTGGCTTAAGGATAACGGCTTAAACAAAGCCATTATGAAAGAAATCCTCCTTCCTCGTCTAGGATGGGTGAACTTCGCTAATGGCGGACGCCAAATTACAAATTTTGGCTCTCAGGAACTACAATGGCTTAATGGTGATGTTTTAAGACGTTATAGAGAGGAACACGCAGGAGAATGGGCAAATCTCAATTCAACTGCAAAAGAGATTTTTAATCGTCTTATAGAAATAGAAAGCGAAGGCGGAGAGATACAGAAAACAACAGAAGAAACTGCCAAGGCTCTTACAGACATGGATTTGAGTTCTCTAAAGTCAGAGTGGGCTGACCTTCTTAACGACCTCGATTCTGCAAATGAAGATTTCGCCGACAATTTCGAGAAGCACATGCGAAACGCCATTCTTAACGGAATGGTCGCTAATCAATATCGGGATAAACTTGCTGAAATAAACGAGGAGAATGCAAAACGTGGAGGAAATGAGAAGGGAAATAAGTATGTTGCAAAAGATGGTAGCATAAAACAACATACTGGCGGTGATGATTCTAAAGATGTCTTATCAGAATACACTGCGGAAGAATATCGTCTCTCTGCCGAAGCCTATCAACAATACTCAGAGCAAGCTCGTCAGACTCGAGACGTTTTAAAGAAGATTTATGGATGGTCTGATAAGGACGGTAAGTCACGTGCTGGTAGCAACATCAAGGGTATCACAGAGAATACATCTGATATAATTGCGAGCTACCTGAATGCCATTAGGGCAGATGTAGCTATCAACAGACCAAATATTCAAAAGATTGCTGATGCAGTTGCAAGCATGCCAGAAATGAGTGGCATAGCGCAGTCGCAGTTATCTCAACTCACAACACTTGTAACCCTTGCACATTATCGTAACGGGCGGCTTGATGATATGTATGATTGGATGCGGTCAGTTACCAAGGAGGGAGGAACGAAGCATTTAGCTGTATAGAAAAGAGCGGAGAAATTTTTTTCTCCGCCCTTTCATTATGTCATTTGTCGTTTTTTAGTCTAATCCCTTCTTTTATTTTATCCTTTGATGTTATTTTAGAAAATGTATAGATGATAAACCCTCCTGCGGCTTCCTGTCTAACTTTAAAAACTAATTCCCAATTTTTATCTGCCATCCAGTTGATAAAGCTTGCAGTAGAAGGAAAATTTATCTCCTTCCCTTGTTCGTCTATAGGTTTTGCATCATTGTTTTTCCCAAACGAAAATCTCTCTCCTTGCATATCGCCAAAATCAAGATAAATAATATATCCTCCTGTAATTTTTGAATCACATCTTGCTTCACAGTAATATTTCTTCCCTTGAGCCATAAGATTTGTTTGTGTGTAACATAATAACACAAATAAAAAAAGTAAATACTTTTTCATAATTTATCGTTTTTAGTTAAAATACATTTGCAAAGGTAGTGATAAAACGCTACCCTTGCAAATATTTTGAGATTGTTCTATTTGTTGTGTTGGTTTTCTGTTATTTTTCTTGCTCTGAATGTTGACGAAATCGCAATAAGTTGTGAAACTTTATTCATTAATTATTGTATATTTATGCAGCATTTTGTATATTTGCATAATAAGTTTGCAAATATATGAAGTACGACAAAGTATATATTCAAAAGATGAAAGAAGGTGCTACTGTAAAAGAAACGGTAGCAGACTTCGATATTTATTGCTCTGATATTCCTTTCAGGATGTTTGTTGAGGCAAAAGACCCCTCTAAGCGTGACTGGATGGACGAACATGGCGATGATGAATATATACCAGATAGTGGGCTTAAATTGAAAGCATACACTATGGATGTTACTTTCTGCTGCAAAGGGGATAAGTTTTCGTCAAATGCTAAAATACAGAAGTTTGTTAGATACTTGACAGGCATGGATGGAACAGGTGCTGTAATGATGATGTATTGTACTTGGACCAAAATTGGGCGTAAGGAAATGCGTTTCGATAAACTTAATGACAAAGCAGAGCTTGTCAGAGACAATGACGGAGATACCCTTGTTTTTACAATAACGTTTAAGGTCAACGACCCTGTTAGCGATGTAAGCCCCACTATTGCAGGAGGAGTTGTAACTGGCTTGAGAAAAGGATAACTACTATGAGTGAATGGTTTATTAAGCATAGTGATGGTAGCCCGTTAAAAGATGCGAATGGCAACGATGTTTCCACAAAGAGCCTTGAGTATAGTGGTTCTTGGATGGGCGAATGCTTCGTGACTATAACTTTTAATAGTCCTGCCCCAATATCTTTTCATATTGGTGATTACTTAACTTACAGGGGTGAGGTCTTTGAAATCAATTACGACCCTGGTAAGATAAAGCAGTCAAGGCGTAACGAACACGGAGAAGCATTTGTTTATAACAATGTCAAATTTAACGCAAAGCAAGACGAGTTGGCAAGAACAGAGTTTCTTGATATTGTGTTGCACGATAATAATATCCACTATACATCGCTAACAAAATTCTCTTTCTACGCATCATCTCTTGATGATTTGTTGGACCGCATACAAGCTAATCTAAATGAACAATGGGGGGATGGGGAATGGAAAATATATAGTCGAAATAAGCTACGTTCTGGTCAGCGTGGGTGTGTAGATGCAGTGTGGGATAAAACCTATGGTTCAGGCATTTCTGATAATATCATAAAATCAACTTCAATAACTGCCGATGGCTTAAACTGTTGGAGTGCTTTGGCGTTGGTTAACAGCCAGTTCGATGTTAATTTTATTGTAAGAGGTCGAAATGTCTTTGTTGGAACAGCAGGACTACCAACCTCAATGATTTTTGAGTATGGCAAAGGAAATGGGTTGTATCAGATAGAGCAAAATGCAGATAGCGAACAAGCTATCACAACTCGTTTGCGTGCGTATGGTTCTACAAAGAACCTTCCAAATAGATATTACGCTACTCTTAATTTGCAAACATTTGCAGCTGTAGCATCTATCGAAACAAAGGGAGGTTCTGGTGGAAATTATAATATACAAGCTTGTCTTGATTTACCTTTCTCAATCGCTTATTTCTATAATTCTTTACAAGATTTAAGTGATGGTAGGAAGTCGTATTTGGTAACGATAGAATGTGGTGGCTTTAAGGTAAAAGCCTCTGTTTTTAAAGCAAAGAACTCGGAAAAGACTTGTTTCTTTGCAGCTCACAATAACACATTAAATCTTGAAAGTCACCAAAATGATCTCGCTGATATTCAGAATTTCGGGAATGCAGTTGAGGTTGGTGCAAGAGTTACTTTCCTCTTTGGAGTGAAAAAAGAAAGCTTCCCAAGGGAGAATAAAACGTACGCAACAGACAACCTTCCTAACA